CGAGTTTGCGTCTCTGGTGGTGCAGGATGCAGCCACTTGCCGTGGTCAAGGTCGCGGTAGTGGAAGCCGTCCGTGTCGCCGATAGCCCAAGCGTCTTCGAGCATCCGAGTCTCAACGACAAAGCGACGTGCCCAGTACGAGCCGTCTGGCATGTCCGCCGGAACCTTCGGGCCTGCGATCCAGTTTGGACCCCACGAGTTCAAGATCAGCACCAAGTCGTCAGGCGAACCGTTCTTTTTGTGGCGGATCGCAATCGCTACTTGTTGGTGCATCCATGTGCCGGATGCTTCAGCGATGCCGTCCTTGTTGCGGACAGACTGAAAGCCCTGACTAGACGCGAGAGTTACGGGATAGCCTGACTCAATGGCTGCCGCCAGTTCTGCCCAAGTGCGGACGGCCACGACGTGCTTTAGCGGATGCTTCTTTGCCTCGGCATCAAGTCTGCCGTTGTCGCCTTGTCCACCGCAACCGTAGGCGCCGTACTGCTTCGCACGCTCGCCGGAATACTCAGTCAGGTCAACTGTCGGATACTTCTGGCGATAGACCACGCCGTACTCGCGAAGGAACTTGGCGACGCCAAAGCCTGTGGCACCATCGTTCCACCCGCCGTAAGCCTGAGCACCATCGCCCGGCTTTTTCATGGCTTCCACGCGGGCACCGCCGTACAGTGGCTCGGTAGCCGGCAGCAGCGGTGGCTCTGGGAGTTTGCCAAGCGACCACGAGACGGCATCAGCGACTGCTACGGCGTGCATTCCGCCCCACGACGTGCAGTCGCCGATGAGTTGCCGTCCCACGACGAACGGCTTGCCGTAGCGTGCTCGATGTGCGGCATCCAGCTGCCGATACAGAAACGTATCGACGCCTTTGGCTTCCTTCATCGCCTCGGCACCCGCCTGGGCAAAGAACTTCTCGTCGCCAAGAGTGTCCAGAAACTGTCGCGTCCCGACAGGATCGGGCACGTAGCCGAACTGCCCGTCAATGCGTGCAGCGACTCGTTTGGTGGCTCGTTCAACGAGCGTGCCCAAGATCGCCATCACGACGACGAACGTGACAGCACCGACAGACCAGCGGTTAGCGCGTGACATCAGCTGCGGCCCTCGAAAGGTCACGGAGCGCCGACACCCACGCCGCACGGCTTTCTGGCGTCACTGGGCCGCCAGACGAGCCAACAGCGTCGTCAAGAAACTTGTGTACGGCGTCCCTGACTGCTGGCTGGCGAGCACCAATGCTCTCGCCTTTGCATCGCATCTCTCGGGCGGCAATCCGCAGGTCGTCAAACGCCACGCCTGTCTTCAGCCGTTGGTCGTGCTTTCCGTCATAGTCGATGCACTCGGCAAGTTCGCCGCACAGTGCCGCCATAGTCGAAGCATCTTCGGCAGCAGTCGGTCCGACAAACTTGCCACGCAGGCTGAACGCATCCGGCGGCACTGGCACGGGCTGCGGCGTCGGCGTACTCGAACGGCTCGGCATGAACGCAATCGCGGCAGCCACGACCAGGGCGAGCGCGGCAACGTGCTTGCCGTCAATAGTCGGCATTTTCGCCGTCGAATACCACGCTTTCACCTTCTCGGTGATCTGCTGGCCTGCCAGAACGTAAACGGCAAACGCCACAAGCAACGCTGTAATCACGACGCCCTCACGATATGCAACATGGATTCAATGGCACCGCTGGCGAGAGCCATCACAAACGCACGCAGGACGGGACGCAGAAATGTCCACGCCGGCCACACTGCGAGCGGCACGCAGCGGCTTGCGGTCGTGTCAAACAACGCGGCCACGGCGGTCAAAGCAATGTCCTTTTTCTCTTGACCGCTCAACGTCTTGACCTTGTCCAGCACGTTCACGACGAGATGCAAGAGCGAGACGAGCAACTGCCCGAACTCCTGCCATGTAAGCCCATCCGCTGCCGTGCGCCGTGCATCGGCGAGGAATGACGATATTTGTGCGTCGATGACGGCGACGGCGGATGGAGCATCTTCTGCCATGCCGCCAGAGTAGGACGGTGGGAAGATTGTTTAGACCGGCTCTGCCGACTCGCACTCGGCTAGGCAGGCTGCGTAGCCAGCCAAGTCAATCGGCCCATCTGCCGTCTTGTTTGGCCCAAGGAATCGTGCCACCTTGTCGAACGTCATGAAGATCGCCCAATCCGATTCAGTGAGCGGACGTTTCAGTACGTCAGCGAAAGCGGCATTGATCATTCCGATGGTGCGTCGGAAGTGATGCTTCGGGCCGCCATACTTCGGTCGTCTGTCACGCACGACGTCGATGGCATCCATCAGCAATTTCTCAGCAGGGCTGACGTCGTCGTGATCCTTGGCGAGGATGCTGTCCCCCGTCCACCGGATGTCGTCCGTCGAGGCTTCCATTTCTTTCTGCCCTTGCAAGATCCAGTCGACCGGAACCGTTTCCTCTGGCTCGGCTCTGTCTGCGGCGTACTTGGCGGCGCTGGCCTGCGTGATTGTCTTCCACCGCTCTGGTGCGTCGTCCGCCGCCGGCTGGCACTTGCCACCGTCGCAGCATCCGCCAGCGAGGCGAGTCTCCACGGCTGCCCGCAGCTGTGCGTTCGTGTCTTCAATGCTTGTGATGTGTCCCTGCATCTTTTTCCTTTCGATGAGAAGTCTTGCTACGTCTGCGGCGAGTTCGTCAGTTAGGTCGTAGCCCATGCGTCAACTAGTCAGCACTCCTGCGACGTGCATCGAGGACAACCCGCCAGCCGGGTCGTACAGAAACGTCTCCATCGCTTGCCGAGAACCGATAAATCCGTTGACGCTGTGCCAATCGTCTGGCGGACAGAGAGCCGGTGCCGTCCTGACAATCACGCCGTCAAGCGTCTCAATCGGTCGCTGCCATTCCGCAGCCTGCGAGTGATAGTGCCCGGTGTGCCACTCACGGTATGGGCACTCGCTCCACTGGCGTGACGCTTCCAACGCCATGATTTGCGGCAGCTTCTTCTTTGCTCGATGTCCGTGAACAAAGCCGAGCAAGTTCCTCCCGTGCGTCAGGTACTGTCGCCCAGTGAAGTCTGCTTTGACCGCCACCGACTTAGACCCGCGAAAGCGTTCCTGAATGATTCGTTGAAACGTCCACGACAGCACCTCGTCGTGATTGCCGTTGACGATCACGACGTCGGTTGGCACCGTCTCAGCGGACTGATGCACAAGAGACAAAAGCGTGTCGCAGCCGACTTGAATCATCTTCTGCAATCGCCCGTCACGCTCAAGCGGTGTACCACTTGTGGTACTGCCGTCCGGTCGGTCGTAGTGGAACAGGTCGCCAACGAAGGCAATCGTGCGTCTCGCTGGCTTGTGCGTGTTGCCGGTCTCTAGCAGCTGCGTGCCCGTGTCACCCACCAGGCGGGCGGCAATGTCCAGGTCGTAGTCATCGCCGCCGGTCGTCTTGCCCCATGCGTATTTGCCGAAGTGCGGATCGGCCACGACGAGCACCTGCCACGGTGCATCACGTTTTGGTGCTTTGACAGGTTTGGTCAAAGGCTTGCGGATGTCTTTGCGAGCGGCGTCAATCATGGCCTGCACCATCTCACGAGTCGTCGGCCCGCACTTGGGCTTGAGCCTGACAAACACCCGATGCAGTTCGATGCTGCCGCCGTCGCCGTCGCCGCATTCCCACTTGGTTGCTTCGGATTGCGCTACAACGAAGCGGCTCATGTCCGCCTCGATGTGCTTTAGCAAGTCCTCGACGGTCTTGATTCGCTTGGATGTCGAGCGTGCCTCAAGCACGTCGCCTGACTGCGACTGCGTTACCTGCTCGGCGTCAGGGTTGGCGGAAGCAGCCTTTCCGATGCTGTCCTTGGCGATGTCCTTGGCGACATCGTCTCTCAAGCTCTTTCTAGCCACGCGAGCACCCCCTGTAGACCAACGTCAGAGATGCCACGGACACGCATGTTCTCCGCAAGTGCCCTAGCTAGCGTCTTCCTGCGAGAACCTAGCTCGCCAGCTTTCCACTCGGCCTTGATTGCGTCCAGTTCCTCGCGGTGCTCGGCAGCCAGCCGCTCGTACCACGTCGCAGGCCCGTGACGAGCGTCATTGACTGCCTTTCGCACGTCGTCGAGCAGACCGACGCTTCGGCTTTTTGTCTTCACGCTCTGACTCCTTTTTGCGCAGATGAATCCAGCCGTCCTCGTCTGGAATGCCGCCACCCGTCACTTCCTCGTCGTCGTCTTCGTTGTCAAAAGGCCCAATAGCCGCCGGCGGCTTCGTCGTGGGCTTCGGCTTGGAGCGGCTGCGTCCCATGCCAGTAGAGTGGCAGGGCTGTCAAGCGTTTCGCCGTGCGTTGGCAATCGCTCTCTTAACCAGCATCCGCCCAGCAACGTCAAGGAACGGCAGGCCGCGAGCCTCGGCCTGTTCGCGTAGCCAGCCCACGATGGTGTCTAGGTTGGCCTCGCACCACTCGACGCCCTGGCGGTCCATCTCGGCGGCTCTGGCGTTGCACGAGCAGTCGGGCGTGGCGGTAATGCCGACGCGGGCCAGCAGCTTCTTTAGCTCGGTGCCGGGGCCGTTGGTGAGGGGGGCCGGCGGCTCTGTAAACGTACTGATCTGCGCGTACGCTTGCTGCAAAACGCTATGGGTAGGAGATGTTTTTATAATCATGCGAGCGAAACGGTTGCCTGAAGTAAAAACAGCTTTGCGTTTGTGCCTCCACCAGACGACACAAAGCTGCTCCCAAGAGGCGTTGAGGTTTGTGACCCGCCAGAACACGAATTAAAAAACAAATCGCGCGTTCCCCATTTTATGATGTATTGCGCCCCGCTCACGCTAACTTTTGCCCATACGTCACTGATACACAGTCCCTGAGAGCCGGAGGCCGGGCATGTAGCCAAACTCCTCCATATAACTTCGCCTGTCTGCATGGCATCTATTTCGGACTGCTGTCCCAAAAAATTGGCGTCATTGCTAGACGAACGCAAGTAGAGGAGCGACTGGTTGTTTGTGTGCTCAAATGCAGCGGCTGATGACCTAAAAAACGACAGCATAAATGTCTTGTTTCCAAGCACGTCTACGATCTGCGAAAACACACTGCCGTCTGTCTGGTAGAAGCCAGATGTGTTTTGTGGAGATCCTGTTGTGATTGTTAGCGTCTGAAGTTTTGGCGACTCGCACCCACACGGCGAGCACGTCCCAGAGATGCACGTCGTCCCCACCCCCTTGAACGTCTTCCCCGTCCCCTGGCACTGGCACTGCGGCTTGACGCTGCACGTCGTGCCTTCGCAACACGCGCCCTCTTTGCAGGATTGCAGGCAGTCGGCCTCGGTGGCGTAGGACGTGCGACCCGTGGTCGTGACGCCGCTCGGGAGATCGGTGGATTGGTAGCAAGTCATGCTCAGTAAGACAGCAAAATGGAGTTGACGGAAAACGAATCTTTCCCAGACACGCTGTCAATTGTTGACATCGGAATCCAGTTCAACGCGCCGTTGTACCAGTCAGATGCGGTAGCAGTTGCCGGAATAGATGGACTCCACGACCTTTGTCCGTTTATGCACTCGGAACGAAATTGCCAGCACCACGCCGACGTGTTCCACCAAATTGCCCTAGGTCCGGCTTGATCGTAAGGGTTGTATGTGTCTCCAACTCCAGAGGTACTGCGCGACCAGTCACCAAAAACTATGCTGTCTGATCCGAAACGAGCTGTGTCGCCTTTTGCGAAATAATTAGGCACATCGTTGTATTGTGTATGCACAATACTTGCCCAGTATGAACACAGCGTGACATTTATAGTTGTGCGTCCACCCCAAAACTCCAAGCTAACTTTTATGTCTGTCGTTCCGTCGTTGCAGTAGACGCAGCCTCCGATGTTCTGCATGAATGGCGAAAAACTTTTTGTCCAATACGCCCTGGTGCTATTGGACGGCACAAGCGAGTGAACTCCATCTAATCGAGATAGCATTGAGAGGTAGCTACCATGCCAAGTGCTGCCGCTTATGTCTTTGTATGAGCCGTGCAGGAGAAAATCGCCTGCTGTTATATCTACCGTGACGGCCGTTATTGCTTCTGTCGGGCACACACACGACTGATCCCCTCCAACGCAATACCACCCACCGCAGCACCCGCAGTTCTCTGCGAGCTTGCCGTCCTTGACGATGATCGCGTTGTTCTTGGTGGCGAGTGGCATTAGGTGCAGGCCGTGGTGGAGACGGTGACGCTCGACGGCGACGGCGATTTCTTGCCGATGACGTACAGCGTCTCCTTGGTGAACGTCAGCCCGCCGCTGCCGAGCGATACGCCCGTGATAACGTCAACTTCCGTCGGAGCAGTCGTACCAAGACGCACAAGCGCCCAGCCGTTGCCTTTCCACAGAATGAGTCCCTCGCCTTTGACGTCAGTCTTTAGCCCGCCTGAGTCGCAC